TTCCGCAATTTCTTTCGGCTTCTTGCCGGGTCCGTACCAAGCAAACTGCTTCATGTGAGCAGCAAGTGCCAGGGCAAACGTCGCCATGTCCAACTTGTCTGCGTCATTATAGGTGGAGATGTTCCGAGGATCTTTCACGTCGGGGTATGCCTCCGCCTTAATGAAGCATTTCAAGATGTAGCGGCGAAATTGGCCTGTTAGCACTGCCTTCCTTAGAGACAGCTGCTGGGCAGCGCTGGTCTGTTTCGCATTTACCACTTCGAAACAGACGGGTTCAAGGTGCACATCCTGCATGATGAGATTCGCAAACTCATCCATGCATCGGTCACGGAAATTGTTCGGCTTCGGTTCAGCCTTGCGGAGAGAATTGATGCGTCCTTCGACACACGCTTCCTCACCCGCTTTATTGGCAACCGGAGCGAACGCTCCATGCACGATTGGGCTCATGAACGCTTCGAGCTTGGGTTTAGCCTCACAGTCAAACTCTTGGGGTTTGTACTGGTAAGCTCGTACTCCACGCTCGACGGGATACACCACCAACTTAGCTCGCGCTCCACAACTGCGGTGATAGTCGGTCAAGACGGCAGCCTCCTGCCTGTCCTTTACCCAACTCGCGGTCGTGGGGAGCATAAGCGATGTTGTCCCCAAGCGGTTGGCTGTCGCCACCGCGTCATCCTGCGCCTGCGTTACAGTCGCGCTCAATGAAGTGCCCGGACGCGCCGTTGTTACCAACAGCTCGCCGGAGGGTGACATGGTGTTGAACCTCACAAACTTCTCTCCCGTAGGCCCGACCTGGATCGGGTTGAACCTCTTGAGTTCCTTCGTCTCAAGCAGATAGGTTGCTAAAACAGCCGCCAGTCCTAGAAACTCCCGGATGGGAGCTAGGATGATCACCTGGCGGTGCTTCCCTATCTGTTTGCGCTCAACAGCATAAGCAATCGCGCGCGTAGGAATGCCAAACGTCGTTTCATGAACGAGGAACGAGTCGGATGCATAGTCCCATAACGCGTGATGATACTTGCCGGAACCAGCGACCAACGTGGTGAGTGTGCCATCTTCCTCAAAGTAGAAAGAGGTATCATCATCACCAGACGAGATCGCCTCCTCTGGAACAACAGTGTAAAGGAGAACGGGCTTGGCTTCCTGGACCAGTAACGCTGGCATGTCGACATAGTAGTCGACATCGCACAGGTAACGGATGTCCCGGTCGCCTGGCCTATCGTTGCGATTATCCGCATTGACGTCCTTGGCCCAGTACCACCGGCGAGTCCCCTTAAGGCCTTTGCGCTGGTCCGTCTTCGACATTCCAACGACAAAGACCTCTGCACCGCAATACTGTGCAACATTCTGCACAAATCGCGTAGCGGTGGTCCTCAAGCTAGCGGCACTGGCGTGCGTG